TGCCAATGCCTCGATAAACGGCGGTACTTTGCTGGCCGCTGGACGGTTGCCCATCAGCCGCTGCGCTTCGTCGATTACGACCAACGCGCCGTAGGGCAAAAAGTCCTGGAACGGCTGCTCCTTGATTTGCTCGTCGGTCAAAAGTTGATGCTCCAACTGCAAATCTTCAATGCCGTTCACGAACAAAGGGCGCTTCTTCTTTTGGCCGTCTTTGTCGGTAAAGTGGGTATAGGTTTCGTCCGTCATCAAGATATTGACAACGGAAGCGGTTTTGCCCGAACCCGGCACACCCGTTTGTAAAATAATCATTGCTCATCCTTCCTATTCAGAAATCCGCACAAAATAAAATTACAGCACCCCGCGTTTTCGGGGAGGTCCCCGAACCCCCTAGGACTTGATTTTCAACGCCATTGCATGACGTTAAAAATCAAGCCCCCGAATGGGGATTGCGCTACTTTTTAAAAATTCCTGCCTGCAACTTGGACATGCTCATCATAGCCGCTTTAAATGCAAATGCGCCGAAGATAATGCCCACCGCCTGGCCGAATCCCGCCATATACATCAGATTCAGCGCATCGCTGGGGATTCCCCCTACGGCATTGGTAAGATAGTTTTTCAGCGTATTCAGCGACAGCGTAATGCCGGTATAGGTCACCAAGGTCAGCCCCAATGCGAGCATGATTTTTGCGCCGAACCATTGCAGCAGCTTTTGCAAAAGCGGTATCAGATTCATAAAACCTCCTACTTACGTCCGCCAAACACGATAAATCCGGCAGCGATGGCAGCGGCGGCCACCACGATTGCCCGGATTAGCCGCGCATATTCGCAGAACCACTCATAGCTAAACGTATAACTACGCCCCATCAGCACCACGGTTTTCGGCGCAGGGCAAGTACCGTTTGTCGGCAGGAAATTATCCTGCCTCAGGCCGTCGCCGTAGTCGAACTTGCCGATGGCCGAGCCGAACGGATTGGACCCGTCGTCCGACACGTCGCCCAGCTTGGCGCAGGCGATCGTGCCGGCATTATCTTTGTCTTTACAATTGCCGTTATTGCCCACGCCGCTGGCCGATTGGGCATCGCCCGCACCTTTTCCCCGGCGTTTGCCGTTTGCCGCGTTGTTCTCCGCATTCTTGGCATCGGCTTCTTTGTCCGGGCGCGCCTGCTGGCGGACACTGACATGATTTTGCGTTATGGATACGCCCGGCGTTCCGGATTGGGCATTACCCGAAGGCTTGGCAGCGGGGTCAGATACCGGGCTTTTAATCTCGATACGGTCTTGGTAAGTCTTACCGTCCGATGTGCGATAAGGCTCTGAAATCACGGAGAACGAGCCTTTGCCGCTACCGGCATCCACATAAAAATCCGACTGAACGGCACTATTGACGGCCAAAAGGTCCTTACCTATCGGCGTATCGCTATTGACATAGTCGTTCGGTTTTTCCTTGATGTCTTCGACAATCAAGTCTTTCAAATCGACGATTTGCAACTGCTCTTGGGATTTGCCATCAAATTTATAAGTTGCGCGAGCATATTCGTTGCCCGATCCACCATCATAGTTGCAAGACACAACTACACGGCTTGGTGCCCCCGACGCATCATTTGTTTTAAAAACAGCTATACCCTTCAGCGGCCTAACTTTCTCACCACTGTTGGGCATTTGCTGATAGGCTTCGCAAAAATCCTGCATCTTGGCTTTTATCTGCTCTTCGGTTAAATCCTTTCTCAACGTTTGAGGCGGCAGGGTATCCATATCCTGCACCTTCCAGCCGTCCGCACTTACACCTTCCAGCACAAAAGCACCGCCTTTACGGACATAGTTGCCGTTGGCATCTTTTTCCCAGCCTTCTTCTTCGGCTTTATCACAAACCGAAATACCTGTTTTTATCAATCCAATAACAGAGTTAATAGTGCAATGCGCCGCCGTTACTCCTACAACCGTCCTACACTGAACATTTTTTAAACAAGCCATCACAACAGGCGGCAAAGATTCCACCAAAATCCGCCCGGCAACGCGCACCACCAATCCGGCAAGGGCGGGCAGGAACACGGGGCGCGCACCGTATTGCTGCATTTGCCGACGGGTCAGCACCGGGCGGACAAACGGCACTTGCACCGGAGCGGCGGCCATGTTTTCGTAAGCGTGGAACGTGCTGGAATAGCGCGTTTTAAAATCTAGGGCGCGCGTAGTAAACGATGTTTCAATGCCGCCTGTTGCCGGGTTGTATTTCCAGTTCCGGTTTTGGAACAAGTCGGGTTCGAGGTTGAACGTCAGCCGGCCATTTTCGGCAAAAACGTAATTGCCGCCCGTAAACTGCACGACATTTTCCGCATAGGCCTTTTGCGAGCCGCAAACGAATAAAAGCGCGGCCGTTGTGAAAAAGGAATACAGCAGCGGTTTTTTCATTATTTAGTCCTTCATAAAAAGGAAGTAGGTAATCAGGCACATCATCGACAAGCCGAGAAAGAAATAAAAATCAAACATCACACAGACCTTTGCAGCATTTTTTTCAACAAGGTAAACGCCCACATCACAACGACCAACAGCATTATTTGCGCCCCGTATTCGACACCATCCCTAAAATTCTGACCGGGATCGCATTCGGGTAAATAGGCGGTTAGTTTCTGGCTGCCGTAGCGCCAATTCGCGCCGTCAAACACGACCTGCTTCAAACTGCCGTCCTGGACAATGACCGGCACGACCTTTGAGAAATAGGCGTTTTCTGCCATTGCCCTGTTCGGATAACATGTATTTTCAACCTGATAACCCATTATTTAGCCTCCGCCCGATGTATTTCGTCTTCCAATTCGTGTTCCAAACGGGCTTCCTCTTCTTCAATTTCGGCAATGATAAGTTCCAAATCTTCACGCCATGCCTGCTCTTTTTCTTCCATTTCCTGCTCTTCCGCTTCCCTCATGCTTTCTATCCGCTCCGCATATTCCATACGGGCTTTTTCTTCGGCTTCGGCTTTGCGCAAACGAATTTCCGCCAATTTCAAATTAATTTCATCAATCCGGGCACGCACTTCTTCATGCCGGAAACGCAGCTCCAAACGCTTCCTTTTCCTGCGCGCTTCCAAAATATCGGCATACAAATTAAACCCGAAAAAAATCATGAATATCGGCGCCACCATCACGATGGTTTCTTTCATATCCTTTAACGTATCGCCCAAAGCCGCCGTTATGATAGTAGAGAGCATACAAAATCCATCAAATCATCAAAATCACAAATCCCTATTCAAAAATGGCGGCAAACCCAAAAGAATTTACCGCCATAACGTAATGATTAAATGAATTTTTTAATCATACGCCAGCCGAAGAATACGACTAAAACGCCCAAAATCAGACCGGCCATTTCAGTAGTATCAGTTTTCGCTTCACCGATAGCGGTTTTTACCGAATCAGGAACGGCAGCTTGAACAGATGTGTACAGCGCCATCAAAGAAGCAGGCAATGCACCTTTACGAACAAATTTAATCAATTTCATGATTATCTCCATGTTTAAAAAACGGCTGCATTGAACAGACATTAACGCGGCAGCCATTCGCGCTAATCTTAAGACGTCGATTTAACGTTAATCGGCTTTATATTGGCGATAATGGTTACAGGCTTGCCGCGCCGCATGGATTGCTGCATATCGCACTCGATATCGCAAGGCAGCTTTCCCTTCAGGTGCATCAATTCGTTATGCTGGTCTGCCGTGCCATATTCGCATTCGAGCATATCCACGCCGAATTCATTGGCCGAATTATCGTAAATCGGCATTTGCACGGTAACACGCGTATAGTCGTACGCCTGGCCGTTTTCCAACTGGCCTTTATTCCATTTCACTTTAGTCAAAATTGCGGTTGCTTTCATTTTTTTGCCTTTCATAGCATGGTGGATAAATATGCGGTATCTTCAGGAGATAGCCGACTTCGGGTTAATCGTCTTTTTTTCGGTTTTGCCGTTGTATTTGCAATCTTTTGGGTAATTTCGCTTTCGGATTAAGCAGCTTTTCTACAATATCGTCAGAATCCAAACCCAAACTCTGCAACATCTTAATCGCCGGACTTACTTGCATTTTTGCGTATTTGATAACGTGGTCTACTGCAATGCCGTTTTCCTTTTTTATCCGTTCGAACCTATACTGCTCGCTAAAATCGTAGCTCAGAATTTCGGATACATAAGGATAGGCGGAACACAGGTAATCGCCCGGATGGAGCAACACGTCAAAAGGGATAATGTAGTCTTTGTTCCGCTGCCTGAGTTCCAACCTGACCCAAGGGGAATCCTTATCGCCCAACTGCTTTCCCTTTTCGTAAAAATACAAAATTCGGGAACTCTTTTTCGAGCCTATATAAAACGTCCTGCCTTTGCAGGTGTCGCTAATCCAATCCGACCCCATCAATTCCGCCTGCGGTTTGGTCTGCCTGACGGTAAAACGGTCATTACGCCAATCTTCCAACGCCTTATCGAGCGTGTAATTACCGAGCAGGAAATCATGGCTGATATCGACACGGGTAATCTTCGAAAGTTTGGAATAACGGCTCAACAGCAAATAAAGGTTCTTTTCCCAACCATCGGACGCATTCGCCAATCCTTCCCCCGTAAAGTGGAACATAATCGAACCTTTTTGATTCTCCCCACCCCAACAAACAAAACCGAAATTCCTCTTTTCGGACTTGTCGCCGAACTGTAAGCCGTACAGGTAACCGTTTTTACCCGGCGTATCGCCAACCAGTCCCAAACCCATTGCTTCACTAACCGAACTGATGGCGGACAAAACCGATTCGTCGCCGCAAACCCATTGGCCGTTATCATCAAGCCGGTGGAAAGATGATTCGGCCATCGTGAATGAAAGCGTGTCGATGAAAGCGGGGGAATCAATGCCGCGCCGCAGCATAAGGGTCTTTAAAACGCCGTTTTCGAAATATTGATGGGCGTAGGATTCTGAAACGGTAAATTTTTGGATTTCGGCTTCGATACCTTGTAAAAATTCGGGTGTCAAAACGGAAGAGGACATTTGGGGAATCGAAGGCAGACGTTCCGTTTTATCCTTATCGGATTTCAGTCCCCCCGTGTTACTAGGGGGGGAAACAGTTGCGCCCCGCCAGGCCCGCCCTGCCCGGCGCCCGCCGCCGCCGCCGCG